TCCATGTTTAATTTTCCGGTCCGTAATATTAATGACGGCTTTGCTACCATCGTTATCATGTTTGCAGAAGACAAAGAAGCCACTATTCAAACAGAATCTAGAAATGGACCGGTCTTAATGATGCCTCATCCGGTTTGTGTTTCTTACGAGCGGCCTACCGAACGGGTTCTGTTTAACGTCCACCGGGATGCCAACCCATTCTTCCACTTGTATGAGGCAATGTGGATGCTCGCAGGCCGGAATGATCTAAAGCCCTTGCAATATTTCGTAAGCACTTTTGATAATTTCTCCGACGATGGTAGGACTTTAAATGGGGCTTATGGGTATCGTTGGAGACATGCTGCGAAAGAAGAGGTAGAGTACGACTGCGGACTTGGAACACTTATTGAACAAGAAGATACGGATCAACTCAAACTACTTATAGATCACTTAAAAACACAGCCGGGGTCACGTCGGGCGGTGTTACAGATGTGGAATGTAGAAGATGACCTGCTGAAGATCGATACGTCTAAAGATGTATGTTGCAACCTTTCTGTCTGTTTCTTGATTACGGAAACCAACGGCAAGAAAGAGTTGAATATGACTGTCTTTAACAGGTCTAACGATTTGATTCTTGGATTGCTGGGAGCCAATGCGGTCCACTTTAGTTTTCTTCAGGAATACATTGCCGGACACTTAGGAATAGCCGTTGGCAGGTATTATCAGGTTACTAATAATCTTCATGTCTATTTGAATTCATGTAAGTTTGATGAGTGGTTATCCGGTTCCTATGCCTATGATCCTTATGTTAATTTTCCTTCTGATTATTTATGTCCCTTGATTTCTGACCCTGTTCGATTTGACAAAGAGTTGCCTATCTTTGTAGAACAGTATCTCTACCCTTCTTATAAGTTTGAAGAACCCTTTTTCCATTGTGTAGCGGTACCTATGCTCTTAGCATTCAAGGCACACAAAGAGCGTGATTATACGACAGCTTTAAAGATTGCTTCGGAAATTAAATCGCAAGACTGGCATCAGGCTTGTAAAGTGTGGTTACTCAAAAGAGCTATGAATTACAGCAACCGTACACAGAAGGCTTAGAATCATATGCCTCAACGACCAGTTTTAAATAAGCCGGATTTTGTACGTCGGTATCAGGCAGGGGAATTCGGCAATGCCTCTATCTCTTGGCCTACGGTACCGGCTTGGAATCTATATGATGAAGAGAAAGGAGGCGACTCTGATAAGAATCTGTATCATATGAGGAACCGTATAACCGGAGGCCCAACGATATATAACTTGCATCGTAATGAGCTGAAACGGTTTGCAAAATCTTCTTGGGCACAGAGACCGAATTGGTATGTCTCTATGATGGCTCCTACTCATAAGACTGTAATACAGGGAGAGATTAGATTGGCTTCAGGCGGGTTAGAGGTATTTTATTCGCCGGTTAAACTACCGATGCGTGACGCTCTGTTAGATCCTTTGGCCACAACGCTCCGGGGCCTTCAAGCGGTTATGTTATTAAGAGGTCAGATGGATCCGCAAAGCTATGATTGGATCCAAGTGCTATTGGAAGAATATCCAGGACACACTGTTGAGTTTTCTACGTATCAAGATCCATGGGGTACGTTGGCCGACATGGGGTATCGTACGGTTATCTGGGAAGTTCGTCTTTACTAAGGAATTAGAATTATGCATGTCGACACTTATCAAACTCTTGCCGCAAGAACACGTTGTCCACAAGAACAAGTGTTACAACGCCTAGATAGTGAGGCTTTTGAAACAGAGCTTACTCGAGACGAAAAAGGGTATGTGACATATCCGGTCCAACACTCCGGGGCTATCCTGCTCCATGGAGTTATTGGATTAACTGGAGAGGTAGGCGAGTTGGCATCAGCGGTGGAAAAGTATGCTTGGTACCAACGCAATCTTGACCGAGTGAATGTGATCGAAGAGTTGGGGGATGCCTTGTGGTATATCGCTGAAATCTGTGATGCTTTAAATATCCGTATGGGCGACGTGATGGACCTAAACATTCAGAAGTTGAAGAAACGGTATCCTGAGAAATATAGCAACGCCCACTCGGCTGAGGAGAATCGTAACAGGGAAGCAGAGGTGGCTCCGATTGCTAAGAATCTTACAATCACTGCTCTTGATGATGGTGTGGTGTATCCGGAAGAGTAGGATTGTTGTTTTCTGTTTTCTATAATTATTTATTAGTTGAAAGTTTATGCCAAAGATACAAGAAGATGACGATACACCAGAGGGCCTCAAGGTGTATGTTTTTCACCATATCCAAAATCTGAGTTGGACCAAAGGTGAAAAAGACGCGTATGCTGATTGTCCGTTTTGTGGCACAGTAAAGAAGTTTGGAATAGATAAGGAAACGAGTCTGTTTAATTGCTTTGTTTGTGGGGCAAAGGGCAATGAGTATTCTTTTGTCCGTATGTTGTATGAGGAATCCTACAAGACAACGCTGGTCAAGGCTTATGATCAGTTGGCCAAGGAGAGCCATTTTCTTTCAGGAGAAGCGGCTAAGGAATGGGGTTTGGCTAAACACTTATTGACCGATGAGTGGTGTTTGCCTGGATACAATCATGAAGAGAAGATTACAGGCCTGTATCGCTTTGCCCCTCTGAAGCGTAAGGACGGCACTTGGGGTAAGAAATTATTACCGAGTCCACGATTGGGACATCATGTGTTTGGTCTCAACTTATATGAAGAGCAGAAACCGCATGTCTATTTGACCGAAGGATGGCGGGACGGAGTAGCTTTGTATGAAGTTCTTAAGGCCTACGAACCGCATGGAGTTCCGCTGATTAACGAAGCGGATGTTTTGGCGGTACCTGGAACCAACTCTTTCAAACCGGAGTGGGGTAAATTCTTTAGGAAGAAAAGTCTTTGGATCATGTATGATAATGATCATCCTAAGGTGAATCCTAAGACCAAAGAACCCGTATTGGTGGGAGGTACAATGGGGGTTCGGCGAGTGGCAAGTATCTTAAGAAGTTTGCCACCTGAAGACCAACCTTCTGCGATTGGGTATCTTGCTTGGGGCGGAGCCAACGAAGATACAGGCTATTCATTAGATTTAGAAAACGGAACCGACGTAAGGGAATTCTTGAGCAACCATGCCTAAACCACCAACGATGCCAAAGAAAGAAGTGAAGACAGATTTGGAATCCAGATTTAGAGCTTTTGATACTCTTACTGAGTGGCTAAGGCCGGTACCTGATGAATGGATTAAACCTGTAACCAAAGATGGAGGACCCGAGGTAACTCAGCTTCAATCGTTAAAGTGTACGAGCTATAGGGATCTGATTGTGTCGTGGCGTCGTGCTCTTAAATGGCGACAGGACTTGGACGATGTATTGGGTACGATGTTGGCCGTTGCAGCTAGTACGGTCCAACAGGGCGACCAATTGTTTCTGATGGTAATTGGGGATGCCGGTAGCGGTAAGACCCGGCTATGTGATGCCATGTTGGTTTCTAAACACTGTTATCCATTGGAGCACTTGACCGGGTTCTTTAGTGGTTTTAAGGGAGATGACGGGGAAGATTATTCGTTGATTGGCCGGGTTAATGGAAAACTTATGCTCACGCCGGAAGGCGACGTGTTAATGAGTAATCCTAAGTTTCCTGAAATCATGGCACAACAACGCCGAATCTTTGACGGGGTGAGTGGTGCTACTTACAAGAATTCTAAAGAAGATAAACGGTACTCGGGTCTACGAACTCCGTGGATTATTGCTGGGACGCCGGCTCTATTGGATTCGGACCAGACACGATTGGGTGATCGGTTCTTGAAAGTGTTTGTTGAAAGTCCGTCAGAAGACCAACGTAAGGAAATTCTAAGACGGATTAGTAGGTCCGCGTTTGAAGCGGTCCAGTCGCAGGCATCAGGAGAGGACCATGTTGGGGCTAAGTTGCAAGAGGCCTATCAACGGACCGGGGGTTATGTAGATTGGTTGCGTGAAAATACAATGCAACTATCTGAGTTAACCGTGGACGATAGGTACCTGGATTACTGCGAGTCCATTGGAGATTACATTTCGTACCTCCGGGCACGACCTGGTAAGTCGGACGATGCTAAGCCCACCAGAGAGCAACCTACGCGACTGGCAAGTCAGATAACCCGGTTAATGGCCTGTCAGACTTACGTCTTAAACAAGACAGATGTGGACGACGAAGTGTTGCGACGGGTGTTACGGGTGGCACTGAATACCGCGAGTGGCATTGGGTACGATATTGCCCAAATCATGTATAAGGAAGAAAATGCTTATCTACCGAATCGGACGTTTCATGTGAGGTTGGATTACAACAAGAATTCTATTGATAAGCAGATTCGGTTGATGAAACAAATTGGGGCAGTCCAGTTGTCTACCGAGGATGTGGGGTATGTTCAAAAATCAGCTAAACCTTATTGGAAGTTGTCTCATCGGATGTATGAGCTTTTCAATATGGTAGAAAAGTTGAAAACTTCTATAAGGGCAGGGATATGAGTTGGACAGATATGTTGAGTTTGGTGGTGTTGGTTCACATTGGACTGATGTGGTTGATGGGATGCTTGATGTTTGTGTTGGTGGGCATTGAGTATAAGAGAGTATTGAAACGTAGAAAAGAAAAAGAGAAAGCAATAGAAAAGATACTGGAAGCTTTGAAACAATCTAAGGGGGCACAAAGTGGTACGAGTCCAAAGTAAATCTCTGATCAAGGTGTGTTCTAATTGCCGATGGGCTATAACGCATGAGGCTTGGAAGAATTTGAAGTATGACTATAGTTGTCCAAGGTGTAGTAGAACACGAATTTCGGATTGGATCTTAGAGGAGAAACAGGAAGAAAATCAAACAGATCCAAATAGAAAATTGATCGAATAATTTTGGATGTAATATAAGGTGTGAAAGGGGTAAATTATGCCAAGGAAAACAATTCAAATTCAACCTAATAAGTATGGAGCTAAAAAGAAAGCAGGTGTATTGAGTCCAAATCAAAGGTTGTTTGTTGAGGAAATGTTAGCTGATCCGCTGATGAGTCCAAAGCAGGCAGCTATCAAAGCGGGGTATAGTCCTAAGAACGCAACTACTCAGGCGACTGCTTTGTTGCAGCATCCAGTCATTAAGCAAATGATAGGAAAAGGGCTCCACGATAGGATAGAAAGAACTAAGATTGAACAGGATGATATTCTTAAGTTTCTTTATACTGCTTTGACGTTGGATCCATTGGATTTGTTTAAACAGGAAGACGACATGTTGACTATGAAACAACTCCAAGAAATTCCCAAAGATATCCGCCGGTTGATCACTAAGATTGATGTAAAGGCGAGGCCGGTAGGTGATGATGGGCAGGTAGAAACTCGGGTCAAGCTAGAGTGGGTCAGTAAAGAATTAGTCTTGCAGTTATGCATGAGGCATCTTGGGATGCTTTCTACTAAGTCTGATGATTCTGGCGACGTGAATGTGAATGTCCAGGTGGTAACGAATAACAATTTGGTCCAACAGTTACGCGAAGCGGTGGCCTCTAAAGGCAAGGTAATTGATGGGCAGGTGATCTCGAGGATAGCGACAACGTAATGAACGCCAAAGAACCTTCCCCTCCTTCTTCGGTACTCAATCTGGATCCAGAAATTCTAGAGGATCCACTTCTATTCAAAGAGTTATGTTGGCCTGATATAAGTTTCTATGATGATCAATTGGAGATCATAACCTCCGTCCGGGATAACATAGAAACGTATGTTCCGGCGGGTAATATGTTAGGCAAAGATTTCATCTCAGGATTCTTAGCCCTATGGTTCTTCTGCTCTAGGGTACCTGCTCGTGTGGTTACAAGTTCAGTAGACCACTCTCAATTGAAAGGGGTTCTATGGGGCGAGATCCGGCGGTTTATAGACACAAGCAAATATCCGCTAGGCTTACAAATCAACGATCTATTTATTAGACAGGTCCGGCCTGATGGATCGCTAGAACCCCGCTCGGAATTGATTGGCCGAGTGGCACAGAAGGGCGAGGGTATGTTGGGACGCCACATAGAACGGGGTCCAAACCATTCTCCACGAACGTTTGCCATTTTGGATGAGGCCAGTGGGTATGAGGACATCCACTACAATTCTATTGTCACGTGGGCACACAGGGTCTTGATTATTGGTAATCCGTATCCATGTGAAAACTTCTTTAAGCGAGGGGTTAAAGGTGGCAACCTAGAGGACACCACACAGCCCGGTAAATACTTTCGGAAGGTTATCCGCATTAGGGCAGAACGCTCGCCTAACATCCGATTAGCCCTGGAGGAACAGCGGCTAGGCTTTACCCCTTCTCTCAGAGAGGTGGTTCCGGGGGTTATGTCTTGGCAGGAATACCAATACCGCCGGAGTACCTGGGATGAGATGAAACAATGCATCGGCCTGGATGCAGAATTCTATGAAGGCAAAGAGGTAAAGCTATTCCCGCCGGAAGTGTTGAATGCTTGTGTGGCACGCGATACCATGTTGCAAGGGCATCCACGGGTAGCTCGGGCAATGGGCATGGATCCGGGCGAAGGTGGCGACAGTACGGTTTGGACCATTGTAGATGAGTATGGAATCATTAAACAAATTGCGTTGAAGACTCCAGATACCTCTATTATTCCCGGACGCACAATTGCTCTCATGCAAGAGTACGGAATAGACGCCAGTCACGTTCTTATAGATGTGGGTGGCGGTGGCAAAGAGCATATAGATATTCTGCGGGCCAAAGGGTATGAGGTCAAAGCGATCGCATTCGGTGGACAGCCTACCAACGCCGATCAATATGCTTTGTTCAAACGTATGCCGGAGCATATGCGGAAAGACGCAGAACAACGGCAAGAGTATAAGAATCGCCGAGCTGAGATGTATGGCGAAGCGGCTAAGGTGTTACGCGGGTCGCATGCAAGTGGAGTCGGTTCTGATGGATTTGGTGTACCTGCCGAACTAGATGAATTGATAAGGCAGCTAGACAAGATTCCTAAGCTCTATGACGGAGAAGGGAAGCTTTACTTACCACCTAAGAACAAACCGACACCAAACTATACCGGACAGACTTTGAGCAGTATGATAGGCCACAGCCCTGACGAAGCGGATAGTGCGGTCTTAGCTATATTTGGTCTCGTCTGGACAGAAACTGAATCAGTGGTAACCGCGATGTTCTAAGGACTTTTTCTATGTCAAGTGATACTATGAATCCGGGTTCTCTTAATGAATCTGAATTGTTGTTAGTGGCCAATATGTTGGAATTCCAGCGGTCGTTGTATTCACATAGAGGCATGAACGGCGGTTCTACTCGAGACATCGATGGCGAATGCCACTATCCAGATGTGAACACTTTAACGGCCATTGATTATAAGGATATGTATGACAAGTTCGGCATCGCTGAACGGGTTGTTAATATCTTGCCGGATGAAACGTGGGGCGTGAATCCAGAGGTATATGACGAAGAAAAAGAGAACATCGAAACGCCATTTGAAAAGGCATGGAAAGAATTAAATCGGGGCATGGACAACAGCATGTTCGCCGATGAAGAATCTTCTCCAGTATGGGAAGTTCTTAAGCGGGTTGACCAGATGAGCGGCATCGGTCGTTTTGGGGTGGTATTGCTTGGCCTTGGGATCGAAGGTGATTTGAGTCAACCTTTGCCGGGTTTCAAGGATGAGGATTTGCAGAATCTATATGGGTACACTTTCAATGAGGCAAAAGTACCCAAGAAGAAAACGGAGTTACTATATCTTCGTCCGCTTGATGAATCCTTAGTAGACGTTTCAGTATATGAATCACGCCGGAATAATCGGCGATATGGATTGCCGGTAGAATACAATCTAACTCTGTCGGATCCATTGATTTCACATGAGGGCATTGGACACGACGCCGGTAGAGAGGTCAGGGTCCACTGGTCACGGGTTATCCATGTGGCAGACAACCTTTCTTCTTCAGAGATCTATGGCAAGCCTCGGCAGCAATCTGTCTTTCATAATCTATTAGATTTACGGAAGCTCTATGGCGGATCGGCCGAGATGTATTGGCAAGGGGCTTTTCCGGGCCTGTCGTTTGAGACGCATCCACAGTTGGGTAACACCATCAAGATGGATGCAGCGGCTATGAAGGAGCAGGTCCAGAAATACTTTGACGGCTTGCAACGCTACCTCGCTATGACCGGGGCTTCGGCCAAAACCTTATCGCCACAGGTGGTAGATCCTACAAGCCAGATTGAGCGACACTTGGACGCCATCTGTATCAAGATTGGTACACCAAAACGAATCTTTGTAGGCTCTGAACGCGGGGAGCTTGCCTCTAGCCAAGATGCTGATTCTTGGGATAACCGTTTAAAACGACGCCGATTGACTTATGTGAATCCTAGAATCATTAAGCCTCTAATAGATCGCTTGATTCAGGCGGGTGTCTTACCTAAACCAAAGAACGGCCAATACCATATCAAGTGGAATGATAACCGTCAACCTTCTCCCGGCGAACGGGCGGTTATTGCTGGACAGCGGATGGCAGCGGTTTCGGCTTATATCCAAGCGGGTGCGGATGTACTGATTCCACCTCAAACTTTCTTGGTCAAAGAATTAGATTACGACCGGGAAGAGGCCGAAGCAATCTTGGCAGAAGCAGCAGAAATTGAAGAGGAGAAGGCCGTTGAAGAAGAGGAGGCACAGGCTAAAGCGATGGAGCAGATGGCACAGATGCAACCTCCACAAGGTGGTCCACAAGGTGGTCCACCCGTTAAAGGACAGCCCCCAAAGGGTCCGGTACCGCCACAATTACAAAAGGCAGGCGGTAAGGCTCCGACGGTTAATTCGGACGGCATTGGAGAGCCTACAGGCCTCGGATTAACCTTCCAGCCTACGGTAAACTCCGATGGTGTATGGCGAACCACAGCCACAGGGCAAAGAATCTTTATTAAAGACGGTGAAGCTCGGGTAGGTGGACCCAAAGGAAATATTATTGGGCAAAAAGAATTCAAGTATGACAAGGGGCATTGGGTTACAGGTGAAGATCCAAGAGGATTAACCGAAGACCATATTGCCTATGATCCACCGACGACTTGGGTTCAAGAACATGAATCCTTAGTGAAAGATGCGGTTCAATCTTGGGTCGCTGACACTTCGTTTATGGGCATTCATATTCAAGATGAATTGGATAGTGCTAAGATCGGTGGAAGTGGTACCGCAAAGATTGGAAGGGCACAAGCTAAAGCTCTTCTTCAGGAAGTGATTCACAATGGGGTAGATGCTCCGACTTTGTATCGTGGAGATAACAAAGATCCGAAAGATAATTCTAGCCCTTTATTGGGATGGACTTCGGATAAGAAAGTTGCTCAAAAGTGGGCAAAGAAACGTGGAGGCCAAGTATTCACTCTGAAAGGAGCCAAAGGCATTTCACTCAATGATGTGCCTGGAGTTAAGAACGTAACTGCCTATGAAAAAGAATGGATTGTTCCACATAACATTCCTAAAGATTACACAATCAATTCTATAGATCCAACAGCTAACGCCTTTTGTCCAACGGGTCCGGGTGGCAAGAAAGACAACAGTTGCTCACCGGCTAACAAAGGCACTAAGAAACTCGCTTCGGCCGCTCACGTTCTTTCATTGGTTGAAGCCATTGAACAGAATCAACGTTTGGCAAGCAAGGGCGATGAGGATGCCCAAGAGACAGTAGACCAAGCGTTCAACGAGATCGAGAAGCTTGAACCCAAGGCTAAGACGTTGGCTTATGGTTTGATGGAAGAACATTCTCGAGATCTCTATAAGGCCTGGAAGGATGTGCCTGATTCTGATTTAGTTTGGGACCATGATATGGATGGTGCCGATGAAGAAGACAGCCCCAAGAAAGACAACGTATCTGACGAGTACCTTGACGGAGGCTACGACCACAAGCTAGTAGAATCTGTAGTAAGCTCTGCCTCTATAGCCGTTGAAGCAGTTAATGACGGAGACGAAACGGCTCCACCTTATATGGATTCTCATTTCCAAGATATTGAAGATATGCCACCCAAGGCTAAGCAATTCGCCTTAGATATGATGGAAGAGGATCCGCCTACGGCCGAAGCTTATAAGAAATGGAAAGCTTCCAAAGAACCTCTTAGTGATAGCGATACTAAGAAAATAGATAAGTTGATTTATGAAGCTAAAGATAATATGTTGGCTTCTTATATTGGCGGTGACACGGCTCACGTAGTCTTAAAAAAGTTTGACGAGATTAATGCCTTACCACCACAGGCTAAGGCTTATGCTATTGAGAAGATGAAAGAGTCCAACCTCATTAAGGATTTTGAGGATCATATTGGAGATAAGACCAAGGATACCCCATGGAATCCAAAGGCTAAGGTAGAGTTTCCAAAGGATGTGAATCATCTAAAGGTTCTAAATACTTTAGGTGGTTCTACGGGTGCAAAGTTAGTAGAAGATGAGAATGGAAATAAGTTTGTATTGAAGAAAGGAAATAGCCCTGGACATCTTAGGAATGAGTATGCGGTAGAAAGTATTTACCGCCGGATGGGAGTGGCAGTTCCGGACACGATGTTATATGAAACGCCGGACGGGCCTGTCAAACTCGCCAAGTATCTTGAGGGAGCCAGTACACTAGGATCGTTGCCTAAAGCTGAATTTGACGTAGCAGTTAAAAAGTTACAAGAGGATTTTGCCCTAGATGCAACGTTGGCTAATTGGGACGTCGCCGGGGCATCGCTTGATAATGTTTTGGTTTCGCCAGACGGAACAGTGTACCGAATTGACGTCGCCGGTTCTTTGAACTATAGGGCACAGGGGGCACTGAAGGGAAGCCAATGGAATGAGGCTAACTCAGAGTTGGATAGCCTACGGAATAACCCCAAGAACCCGTCTTCGGTTAAGATTTTTGGGGGCATGACCGACGCCGAAGTGGCCGGTAGCATTACCAAGATGCTGAACAACAAGAGCGTCCTACAAGAGGCTATGTTGGACAATACGGATGCCTCCGACATGTTTATGGTGAATGCCCGAGTTAAATCCGCAGAAGCGAAGCTACAGACCCTAACCGCGACTCCGGTGGCAACGGCGAGCAGTAAGAGCAGCGTTACAGGCACCACAGCCCAAGACCTAACCAAGATGGCAGCGGGGCACGGATACAAGGCTCCAAAGAATTTCGAAGAGAAGTTGGCATTCCTCAATCCACATGGAATCCAAGGGAATACGCTCTTTGTGCCCATGACCGCCGGACCGGCCAAGTCTTGGAAGTCACATAATAAAGAAGCTTTGGATGCCCTTAAGAAATCACTTCCTTCAGATGTGGAGTTGGTGGGTGTAACGGTCCAAAAGGTTTTCAAGGGAGACGTTGATTATAAGATCCCGTTCAAGGAAGAAGTTGCCGCTTACAACGCTATTCTCAAGGGACTTGGATCTCCTGAACTCAAGGCAGAACTTCCAAAGGGAGCAAAGGATTTTGTAGCCTCGGGTGCAACCAAACCGGCTCCGAATTTCCCGGCTCAGACGATTAATGCCGGATACAGTAGTTACCCGATAACTCCATTCCATGAAGAAGAAAAATATCAAAAATCTTGGAAGAAGTTAAATAGTAGCGAATTATCAGTTGTCAAAGATTGGACAGGAGGTGGATACACAGCTATCCGACAGGCAGTTGTTAAAATGCATAAAGGAGAGCAACCTACTACTCCCTACGATGCTAAGAAGTTTGAGAGTGCTAAGACCCTATTGGGTGCTCTTGATAAGATTCCTGCTTTCCAAGGAGTTGTCCACCGTGGGCTTACAGGCTCAGATTGGACACAAGGGGAAATCAAGAAGATTAAAGAAGCCGGGATTGGCGGTATTTGGAGTGACGATGCTCCCCACTCTATGTCTAGGAAGATGAGTGGTTATGCCATGGATCACGCTACGATTGGAAAAGGATTGCTACTAACTATTAAGACCAAATCTGGTCGTCCGATAGAAGGAATTTCTGGTATCACAAGTGAGCTAGAAGTTCTTGGAATGCCTAAGACACCTTATAAGATCGTGGGCATTCACGAAAATCCAACAATCACGAAAGCTAGTGGTTATGGAAGTGATCACCCAAGTATCCACGTTGAACTAGAGGAACTATAAGATGGCTAAGAAAAGTAAAAAGAAACCTACTCGAAGAGACCGCCCTATTCCTCGCAAGGAATCGATCTCAGAAGCAATGAGTACCGTTGAACTTATGAAAGCCGACGGCACAATTGTCCAAGCCAATGCCTCTACTAAGGTAAAGCTCACCGAAGAGCAGCGAGAAGATTTAGCGTGGTACCTCTCTTTTCATGATCCAGATCCAGAGGACATAACTCTAGAAAGTTTGGGCATGGGAACCTATACGACATTCGCTCAAAAGGAACCGTTAGATGGGCAGGCGTCTACGTCAACCGACCCGGTATGATCCGACCCGAACAGGTCTACTCCGTAAGAAGTTTGAAAACGATTTTCAAAAACGTTTTGCTAGGTTGAACAGGGAGATCGGGGCTTACCTAAAGGAAGAAGGAAAAGACCTGACCACCAATGCCGCTTGGCCCTTTACAAAGGCTAAGGACGCCGCTCAAAGGTTTAAACGTTGGCTCAAGGACCGAGTAGACGTTTTGATTCTTGGTGAAACCGGCATCAAAGATAAGGATGGCAATTGGACCGACAATTATATCCAGACCGCTTTCTTCAGAGGGGCCACACAGGCAGCTAACGCTCTGAGCGGTGTAGCTCCAGGGGTCTCTTCTGCGATCCGATCGATGTTACAAAGCCCGGTAAACCTAAACAAAGTAAAGCTCTTAAAGGAGAGAGCCTACGAGACCCTACAGGACATAACCAAGGACATGAGTATTAAGATCGGCGATACTCTTAGCGACGCCATAGTTCGGGGCGATAGTCCTAGGCAGGCGGCAAAGCTAATTTCCAAAGATCTAAATACCATCAAGAAGACCAGAGCTCTAACGTTGGCTAGAACAGAAACGATTCGGGCTCACGCTGAAGGGTCATTGGAATCCATGAAACAATTGGGTATCCAAACCGTTGGAGTTGACGTGGAATGGCAGGCCACAATGATAGATGAGGACAAGGGCATATTTGAGGAAAAGGTATGCCCACAATGCCAAGCTCTAGCCGGTATGGTGATTCCAATTGAACAGGCCAGTGGTCTGATTCCACGCCATCCAAACTGTCGTTGTGCCTTTATTCCAAACGTATTAGGCACCACAGATAAAAAAGAACTAAGGACCAGATTGGCACGCTCCATCCTTCGTGGAAAATCCAAGAAAGACTTAGCCGAGAAAACCCCCCTTGATCTCGTTAAGGCCGATAAATGGCCGGGAAAAGATTTATTACTGAAATGAGTAAGCCTCCCATTTATCAACTAATGTATGATTTGCTTACGGACGGCAAACCACATTCAGTTACAGAACTCCATTCTTATTGCGGACCAAGCTCTCGTGGAGTGGTGCGATTTCATATAAGACGAATTCGAGATACCATGATCAATAAGGAGGAAGAAGAGGTACTCTGTACTCTTGTTAATTGTTCTGTCCATTATCAATTAGTCCGGAAATATAGACATCCTACCGAAACTCGTAGTTTTTCTAGTTAAGGCCTCTGAGTAGGTTTATTCAGGCGAGTTCTAGTTGTATGGTTAACCAGACCATATGGATTAGAGTTTCTTTACTCGCCTATTTCTAGCAATGTTTCAAACAATCACGGCCAATCGTAATGGGCTCCAACGCAAGAAACGTCTTCACGGCAAGACCTATCTGGTGAGCCCGGTCCGCATGATTGTTCCCGGTGTGCTTACAGGCAACCGAGGTTCTTTGCTCTACTCACAGCATGACATTCGTAAGAGTGTTACAGCATGGAATGGGATTCCCATAGTAGTAGACCACCCCAAAGTAGACGACAGGTACGTTTCGGCTAGGAAGCCTGAAATTCTTGATCGCTATGGTGTGGGCTTTGTCTTTAATGTTTCCTCTGTTAATGGAAACCTAGACGGAGAAGCCTGGATCGATATTGAGAAGCTCAGGGCTGTGAATCCGGCATTGGCCAATCGTACTGAACGCGGCGATAAAATCGAAGTCAGTACAGGGCTTGGCACAGAAAATCAACCCGAGCGTGGATCTTATAGAGGCAA